ACTTTCTTAATGACACGTTGAATCACACCTTGAGAAGCCAATTCAAACTTGTTAGTATAGGGAGAAGCTACACGAACAATCTTACCCACATCAGCAGCACTGGCTGGGTTGGCCAACTGACTAATCCAAATATCAGCATCTTCAACTGCTGTTCCAGCTGCATTAGTCCGCTTCACAGCAAGAGCAGTTCCACTGTAAGCCAGTTTAGCATTAGTCACATTGTTGTCTGCAATCTTAGCAGTAGTTACATTAGCATCAGCAATCTTGGCTGTAGTAATCGCACTTGTAGCAACAGATGGGTCAGGATAAGTTCCAGTCAAATCTCCACCTGCAGCGCCGCCTGGAATAAATGAAGTTGGAACACCAGTTAATTTACTGTAGTCAAGAGCAATAATCTTGTCATCAGTAATGGTGTTGTCTGCAATCATGTAACCCTGAATAACGCCAGTCCCAAGTGCAGCTAGATTGATGCCCACCCACTTGAGATACGTAGCGTCAGATGTGACTGTTGGATTCCACAAATAAGCGGAGACTGATGTAGCAGACCTACGAAGCCAGACATAACGTTGCCACTTAGTAGTTGTGACAGCATTAGGGACTGTAGGAACAGCACCAACATCAGTAGTAACAATGACGAAGCCAGTATCAGAGACTGGAATAGCACCAGCTACAAGCTGATAAAGTTCTTCACCAGTAATGCTGGGATAGGCTGTTGGGTCAAATGGAGGAGTTAAGTCTTGTGATGCACTCATAATTAGTTTGTTGTTGGAACACTGTCAGTCGGCCATGTAAAAGGCAATGGGAAAGTTCCTGTATTGAGAGGCCACTCAAAATCAGTGACAATAGCAGAAGGTGTGGCTACAGTAAAGTCTGTTTGAAATCTGTAGTCATAGCTTCCACGAATTGAGGAGAATAGTTGAAGGTCAGTTGCTTGAGAGTATGTTTGAGCTATGCTGACGTATGGATTAGGCCCACCACCAAATACAACAACCCAATCCAAATCCCATGTTCCAAATGGAAATGTTTGATTTGGTGCAACAAGCATCAAGTATCTTATGGTAGAAAGAGATGCTTTCAATCTCACATCCCACAAATCACCAGCCGAACTTGTCCCTGTGTAGCTTAGTTTGGCTAGAGAATTTTCCCAGAGAACATCAGATGTTTTGCTGTATGATCCATTGGCATTTGGATTTCCAGAATTATTCAGAACAATATCACTAATAGTGTCAGGACCAGTGTTCCAGATTTCAATGCGGAAGTTTCTCTTTATCAATTGATTGGTGTAAAGAGGAATGTCTACACAGAGAACCTCGCCTACATCAGCCCAAAGTTTGTAGCGATAAACATTGTATTCATCGTCCACCCACATAATGCAGGCTAGATAGTTTGGATTTGCTGGTGCAACCAAACCTTTCAGAGAGAAATTGTTTGTTGCTGTATAGTTAAACACAGCAACAATATCACTGTAACCTTTCCATTCAGCATCAACACTAAATGCAGGCAGAGTAAAGTATCCCTGTGTCCTAGTAAGGACAGGGACAACATTCACATCAAGCCAACGTTGTAATTGACGAGGCTGGGTTAATGCACCCGGCTCATTAGATGGAGGAGGTGCTACAGGAGATGGCATAATTAACCTTGCTTTGCCTTATTCCAATTGAACTGTTTTGCTTCTTGGAGAGCTTTGATAGCATCATCAATAGTGGATGCTTTAGCCATGTTGGTCAAGATGATTTCAGCAGCATCTATGCCAACCTTGGAGACAAGATTGATTACTGCGATAAGCATTGCTTCACTCATAACTGATTCGCTTTCTCAAGATTTTTATTGTTTTTGGTAGCAGCTTCAACACTATATGTAGCCAGAATATTGATAAGTTCAAACACAGGAGCTTTAACAGCTTTGATAAGTTCAGCTTTATTTGTTACATCTTGTCCAGATTTGTAAGCTGTAAGGCTAAGTTCTAACACACTGGCCGCCTTGAGAAATTGTTGGTCAGCTTTCTCAATCTTAGCATCAGTTTCTGGACTGATTAAGCCAAGGCGGTAAAATGTTCCAAGTTCTGTGAGAGTGCTTTTGCGAACTTCAGTAATTGTGACAACAGAGTTATACAATGTTGTGCAGCCAACTAGGAGCATAGCCGCTGTTAATGCGAGAATCTTCTTCATGGTTTTTCGATGTGTTGTGTGTCTACAGTTTCAGTGACGGTTTCAGGGCCAGGATTAGCTGTGATATACATTAAAGTCGCAATACTTACAAGGATACCTTTTTGACTAAGAACTTGCGTCAATAATATACCTTTGTGTTGAACACCTAATCCGTGAATGACGACCTTTGTATGAAGTCCACTAAATGTCACTAGGATCTTACGAAGTGGTGCAAGAATTACTATATATAATGTATAAAAAAGAAATAAGAAAAGAAATTGAAAACTATAAAAAGATTGTAGCACATTTAAACGAACATATAAAAGAAAATAATTATGATAATTTAGATGTTTCACAATCCAATTTATTAAAGAAAGAAATTAAAAGATTAAAACCATTAATAAAAGGCGGTGATATTAATTTATTAAAAGCGGTTGATATTTCTAAAGATGATGATTTATATAAGTTTTCTAATCCAAAAGAAGCACAAAAAAAAGCATTTGAATATATTGATAAATCCGCAATACTTTATAAATCATCAAATCCAAAAAAAAAATATATGATTTTTGACCCCAATATTAATAAAATGGTTCATTTCGGACAAATGAATTTTGAAGATTATAATAAACATAAAAATATAATCCGCCGTAATGCATATTTAAAAAGAACTGCAAATATGAGGGGTATTTGGAAGGACAATATTTATTCACCAAATAATTTATCAAGAAATATTCTTTGGTGAATTAAATAAATATTATAGAACAATTAATTTTATATTATTTTTTTTTTATATTTCATTATTATAATGACAACAACAATGACAAAAAAAGAAATGGATTTAAATTTTGGAAAAAAAAATGAAATTAAAATTCTACCAACTATTAAAAGATATTTTGGATATGATAATTTAGAAATAGATATAAATAATCCTTTTTTAACAATAGATTTTATTAATGATGATGTTTGTATTGAATTAAAAACAAGAAGAATAAACCACGATAAATACGAAACCGCTTTTATTGGATATAATAAATATCAATATTTTAAAAAAAATAGAAAAAAATTAAAATGCCATATTGTTTATAAATATGAAGATGGATTATATTATATTACTTATGATAAAACAACATTTAAAAAATTTGAAAAGAAAATTCAAGATGTATGGCGTGATGGTAGATGTGAAAAATCAAAAGTAGTATTAATACCAACAAATAATTTAATTAAAATAGAAGATTAAATTTTTTTTACTATAATTTATTATAATCTAAATAATTATAATAATGAGTATATCGGATAGAGATTTAAAAGAAATTGCATTAAAGTATAAAATCCCTTTAAATGATGTTTTTATGAAAGATGAACCCCCAAATAAAATATTTGAAGGCGGTTATATAATTAATATGGCGGATAAATCCCAAGAAAATGGCGGTACTCATTGGACTGCATTATATATTCCTTCAACAAATGAAAAAACAATTGCTTATATGGATAGTTTCGGTTTTGTTCCTCCCCAAAGTGTTATTAATTGGATAAAAACAACACCATTGAAAAATTATAAAATCGCTTATAATACAAAACAAATTCAAAATATTAATAGTGGCGGATGCGGTATATATTCACTTTTTTTTATTAATTATATGGATTTATTACATAAAAGCACTCCTATTGAAGATAGTATTGAATTATTCGGCCGTTTATTTGATGATGATAATAAAAAGAATTTAACAATTTTAAAATCTTTAATACCATATTATAAAAATACCGTATAAATGATGTTTCTATGTTTTTTCTATGTTTCTATGTTTTTTATTCCTTAAATCAAAAAAAAATATTTTCTAAAAAATAAAGTAAAAATATAAATATTAAAAAAGTTTTGATTTAAGCAATAAAAAAAGTAGAAAAGTAGAAAAAAGGTAGAATATTAAAAAATAATAAAAATAATAAATATAATACATATAATATATAATGGATAATTCTAATCGTTTTTATGATGAATTGATTGTAGAACAAAATAATATAATGACCCAATTAAAAAACTCTAAAGATGAAAAAGAACAAAGAAATTTTGAAAAACATTTAACAATAATAAACATGTTAATTAAAAATATTTATAAATATAACAATTATAAAAATCCCAAAAAAAAATAATATTTAAATTTTAGTATCTTCTTTTACTCCCATTTCTAATTCCATTTTTTCACTTTTTACTTCGCCGTTAATATCTCTTTTTATTGATATTAAGCCACAAAATATTGACACATCACTGCATTTACTTTTAAATCCATATCTTACTAATATAGCAAGAAATCCAAAGCCCATAGTAGCAATTCCATAAATAAGTGTATCATCCATAATAATATAATTATATAAATATTAAAAAATTTTAATTTGGATAACTTCCAGTTTGTTGAATATACATTAATAATAAATTATTATAAATCTCATTTAAATTATTTAAAGCGTTTGATCTTCTTTCGGTTGTTCTTCTTATTTCTTCTTCTATTGGTTGAATTTGTTGAACTAAATTATCCATATCACCGTTTAAAATTGGTATTGAATAAGTTTTTGAATTAATTTTTACTATTATTGGAGCTGGCATTTATATAAATAGTATTATATAATTTATAATAATTTTTATGGTAGTATATTTGTTCGCGTTAATCCAACTTTCATATCAAAAGTAAAGTCTTTAGGATTATCAAAAGCACAATATAAATTAATTTTTAATGGTAGATTTCCACTTCCAGAACCAATAAGACCAGAAAAATCAACATAATCCATCCAACAAAATGGTTGAAATTCAGTTATTGAACCACCACCACTCCAAGTTGAATTATTATTATGACGACAAAACGGCGTTATTGAATTAAACATTATAGGCGTATAAATATTACTATTTTGGTCTTCAAATTCAATATAATATGCAAGTCCTTTATCAGAACTATTATTTTGACCCCCATTATTCCAAGTGTTAATTGTAAAATCAATTCTCCAATTTGATGATGTATAAGAAGATAAAGGGCTTTCAGTAAAAAAATATTTTGGTAGATTAGCATTTTCAACCCAAGCAAGTAACCAAGTTTGACCGCCAGAACTATAATTAACAGTTCTATTAATTGTTAAAATATCAAAACAAATAGGCATTGAATAACCAAAAGAATTTATATTTGGAGCAGTTAATTCAATATCACCATAATTATAAGCATCAACAATTATATTTGTATCAGAATTTATATTTAAATTTTGTCCCCCAGTATTTTGAATAGTAAATGGATTTATTGTTGAATTATTTGAAATTGAATTATTTTGAATAATTACTGTTTCACTTGTTGAATTATTTAAAATTGTTATATTATCATTTGTTAAAGTATTTGAAAAATCATTTAATAATTTATCAATTAAAATTGTATCTTGAATATGTAATGTTGTTCCATTTGGCGGAGCTTCTAAAGATTGGAGTCCAATTGGTAGATAGCATAATTTTTGAAATGTTATTGAATTACCACTTAATACATCAGTTATTTCTAAGGGGTTAAAATCAATTCTTCCCAATAATGGATAATCGGCACTTTCTAATATTATTGATTTTGTTGTAGTCATAATATATAATTGTATATTAAAAAAATTATAATAATATTATTTATTTTAAATAATAAGTGATAAAACAAATTCCGCCCAAAATATTTATTGCTGGTCCTTGAAAACTATTTAATGTAACAAAACCATTCCAATTTTGACCAGCACCATAAACAGTTGAAGCATTCCATAATTGACATATTGGAGTTCCGCCACTTGATGGATATTGTGAAGATTGAAAAGATAAATTTGAACCGCCATTTGCACCATTAGAACCCAATAAAGCCGTCCAAGTTCCAATATTTGTGTTAGTTGTAAAAGTTGATGCAGAAATTCCACCCAATCCGCCTCCGCCACTTGTTGCATTTGTACCATTTGCTCCAGCACTTGCACGACATACAGAAACGCCCAAAGTTGTAGATAATATTTCAGTATAAAAATTAAAGTTAATTTGTAAAACGTGACCAGCCGTAAATGGTAGTATTCCGTTATTTGTAATAGTTGCACCAGCACTTCCAGCCCCACCAGCATTCCAAGTTCCGCCGTTATTATCAAATGCATTTCCACTTCCGCCACCCCTTCCAATACATCTTACAGAAATACCAATACAATTTGTTGGTAGTGTTACAGATGTATTTGTTGTATATTGAATTGTATAAGTTTTTTGAACTGATGGTGTATTTGTTATTGCACTTTGAACCCACGCCGTTGTTGGCATTTTTGTTGAACTATCAGAAAATAAAGGTTGCACCGCATTACATGTTGGAGGATTTGTTGTTTGTATAGTAATATCAGCACTATTAATTTGAATTGGAGTTGTTTGAACTCCGCCACTATTATTACATAAAAAAATATGGTTACCATTATTAACATTATTATCATAATAAACATTATTTATATTAGAATACAAACTTAAACAATTTGCATTATTATTTGCATTTGTTAGATTTAAATATGATGCCGTTATTTGTCTATCAGTTCCAAGAACACCATTTAATAAAACATTACAAGATATATTACATAAATTAGAACAAGTTAAACCAACATTAAAATTTATTAAACCAGTTGCACTATCACCAGCTTTTTTAAGATATAAACCATTTGCTATATTTAAAGTTAAATATTCTAAATTTATAATCCAATCAGAATAATTAAAAATTGGATTTAATGGAAATGGATTAGGGGGATTAGTTTGAGACATAATATAATTTATTCTATAAAATAATATTTTATTTTTTATATATTAATTATATAAAAGTATGGATAAAAAAAAAGATAAAAAAAAAGATAATGATATTATTAACTATTATGAAAAAATACCAAAGAAATATAAAAATAATTATCATAATCCAAATTATGAAAAACATTTAATTTCTCTGAGCTTCCGTTTATTGGTCATAGGAAGTTCTGGAAGTGGAAAAAGTAATCTCGTTGTTAATATAATACAAAAATTTAATGACACATTCGGAAATATAAAAATATGTTGTAAAGATAAAAACGAACCATTATATAGAATGTTAAGTGATAAATTAGATCCATCAACATTTCAAATTTATGAAGGTTTTAAAAATATACCATCATTAGACGATAAAGAAGAATTTGACCCATCATTACAACATTTAATTATATTTGATGATTTATGTTTAGAAAAAAACCAATCTATTATTGAAGATTATTTTATAAGGGGGCGAAAAATTGCTAAAGGTGTAAATATAATTTATTTAACACAATCATATTTTAAATGCCCCAGAGTTGTAAGAATGAATGTAAATTATATTATTTTAAAAAAAGTTGGTTCAACAAAAGATTTAACTTGTATATTAAGGGAGTATTCTTTAGGTGTTGATATAAAACAATTAAAGAATATATATAAAAAAAATGTTGTTTCTATGACGGATTTTTTATTAATAGATTTAGACGCAACGGATGATAAAAGATTTAGAAAAGGATTTAACCAAATTTTAAAAGTAAAAAATGAAGATAGCGAAAGCGACGAAGAAAGCGATAATTCAAGTTCAAGTGATGAAGAAATGAAGGGATGCGGACGAAATAAATTAATAACATTATTTAATAAGTATAAAAAGTAATTATTTTTTTTTAATATTTATAAAACACGCTTTACCATCTTTTGTTTTTAAAGCATTATTAACACATCCCAATTCTTTTAATTCAGCATTAATTTTTTTTTTATCACAATCTAATAAATCATAAACATCAGTTTTAATTATACGATCGTTTTTATCTTTTGTTATTATGTAATTTTCAAATATCATTTCTCTAACACTAATATTATTATCATCATCATCATCAGTAATAAATTTAAAATTTTCATCAAGTATAATTTTTTTATTATTAATTTCTAAGGCTTTATTTTCATAATATTCATACAATAAATAAATAATACCCAATTTATAATTTTCATTTTCATATATTACTTGTTTTAAATCATCTTTTTTTATAGAATATGCGGACATAAATTGTTTCCCATATTTATTTAATAATATATCATATTTATCTTGACTTATAAATTGTTTAACGCCTTCACATCTAATATGGTGTTCTTCATTATCGTTGCCATCAAATACAATTGAATTATTACCCAATATAATTATAGATGTATCAATGTTAATTTTAATTTTATCATTATATAAACTTCTACATTCAATAACATCGCCACCACTTGCTATACTTTTAATAACTTTATTACTTATTTTTTTTTGTTTAGTAATATCTTTTTCAGTTTCTTCGGTTTCTTGACTTATTCCAATTCTACAATATTGAAAATCCATTAACCAGCCATTTTCTTTAGCCATATCAGAAGATTTTTTGCTTTGTCTATCACATAACATATTTTCTAAATTAAATGAATTTACATAATCCTCAAAACCAACTTTAAATAATAAATATAAAATTCCTTTACCGCAGTTTCTATTACCCATAAAAGACATAAAATTTTTATCTTCAATATTTGCTGTTATTGCCCTTGAAAAGTATTTTAAAACTAAATCAGTTTTATCATTAAAAAGATTTTCAAATATTGTTTCTTTAATAGTATTAATAAATTCTTTATTTGGATTATTAAAATATTCTTCATAATTAAAATTAATAATAATAGTTGTATAAACATTTTCAACATTTTCCCATTTAGTAAATTTTCTTTCTTTAAAATCTAATACACCGTCCAAAAAACATAATTTATTTTTTGTTGATGAATGAAATTTATTATAAAAATTATCATCTTGTTTTAATGTTAATATTTTAGCCATAAACGCATCATATATATTTTTTGCACCTTTTATATTACCACAATAAATAAGTGTTTCGTTTTTTTCATTTGTTTTAAAAATCTTTAATCCTAAAATATAAGATATTAAATTATTATATATTTCACCTTTATCATAAATATATTTATTATTTTTTTTATAATATAAAACTTTTCTTGTATATATAAAATTATCACCAATAATATTTATTAAATAATCAGATGCTTCGTTATCATCTTTAACAAATGTAATATTATTAGTATTATTAAATTCTTTATTAATTTTTTTATACAATGTTTCATCATCAATAGATTTTTTTAATATATATTTAATTGATGCTATTGTTATTGGTTTCTTACTATTATTAAAGATTGTTTTATTAAGATTG